GTGCGCAAGGTAGTGATCAACAACTGCCACGGTGGCTTTGGTCTCAGCCATGAAGGTATTATGGCTTATCTTGACAAGTGTGGCGTTCCGTACTGGACCGAGGTCAACGAGCGATTCAGCCGCTTAATCCCATTCAAATACTATCTAGTTCCCCCAGAAGAACGCATCAAAGGTGACCCAGACAATTGGCACGAAATGACACTGGCAGAACGTGCCGCACACAATGCCGCATACAGCAAAACAGTATTCACTGACCGTGACTTGGCACGTGATGATCCTTATCTTGTTGCAGTGGTAGAAGAGCTAGGCAGCGAAGCAGCCAGCGGAGATCATGCTGAGCTAAAAGTGGTTGTGATACCTGCAGATGTGGATTGGTATATTGAAGAATATGATGGAGCAGAATGGGTAGCAGAACAGCACAGAACCTGGCGCTAATAGCAAAAAAAACAACAAAAGTTGCAAAAAAGCAACAAAAATCGCCCATGTTTACTAGGGCTTACAGCCCTGTGCAGCGGTTGACCATTTATTCCAATATCTATATAATACGAAGTATATTAACTAATAAGGAGCCCAACAATGTCAACAGCATTTGTTCGTATCAAAGCCGGTGCGTATCGTAATTTTGATGCATCTGGTCGTGTGTTCCAACTTGTAGAACAGTTTAAACAAACAGCCAAAGGCGGCTATGTTACTGTTAAAAACGGTGGCAAGTTTCCTGGCTTTCCTGAAGACATTCGCATCAAAGTTGACAGCATGACTGCCTACGAGTTTGTGGGCGCGGACGAATTTGATGGCGATATTGTGCCTGTGGATGCGGATGTGCAGAGTACTATCAATGACAGCAAAACTGACGAAGAGCGTATTGCAGAAATTGCAGAACGATTCTCTATTCTGCAGGACATGACTAAGGCTTGTGTTAACGGTGACATTCGTGCCATGATTGTATCAGGCCCTCCGGGTGTGGGCAAGAGCTTTGGTGTTGAACACGAGATTGAAAAAGTGCAGATGATGCAGATGCTGGGCAGCCAACGCCTGCGAGCTGAAGTGGTCAAAGGTAGTGCTAGCCCTATTGGCCTGTACCAAACTCTGTACAAGTATTCTGACCCTAACTGTGTGGTTGTGTTTGACGACTGTGACTCAATCTTGCTTGATGATGTATCGCTTAACTTGCTCAAAGGTGCTTTGGATTCAGGCAAGAAACGCAAGATTAGTTGGCTGTCAGAAAGCCGTGTGCTGAAGGACGAAGGCATTCCAGACAGTTTTGATTTCAAAGGTTCGGTTATCTTTATCACCAATCTTAAGTTTGACAAGATGAAAAGCCAAAAGCTCAAGGACCACTTGGACGCTTTGCAGAGTCGCTGCCACTACTTGGATCTTACTCTTGACAGCATGCGTGACAAGATCTTGCGTATCAAACAAATTGCAGCAACAGGCGAACTGTTCAAGGACATGGACATCAGTGAAATTGGTGCAGATGAAATTGTGCAGTTTATGGATGATAACAAGAATACATTGCGCGAAGTGAGCTTACGCATGGCAATCAAAGTTGCTCAACTGTACAAGAGCTTTCCTAATCGTTGGCAGGCAATGGCTTCAACCACTTGCATGAAGCCCATGTAAAGAATTAAACGGGCAACGTCCCGTTTGATGGTTGTGGTTTGTTAGCTCCTTTCCACAATCACCTTTTATGCCCTACCCGATGGTAGGGCTTTTTTTGACTTCTTAAATAGTATACGTTACAATACACTATGAAGATAACCTTTCCACATGTTGAAGACTACCTGGAAGTAATTGCTGGCAAAAAAGCATTACCGGGTTCGGTTGCTTTGGTCAGTCAATTTTGGAGCGTCTATGCTCCTATCATTAGTCTAGCTAGATACGATAACAATTTTTTGGATAATGTTACAGACCAAACCATAAACGGTGGTGCACTTACAGATCGACAGGCCGAACTGGCGGTGAAGTTGATAACCAAGTATCGTAGACAGTTGCATGCACATAATGTAGACGTGCCAGACATGACTGTGCCAACGTTTCGGCGTGCTCTTAGAATAGTTGACCGAAGCAAAAGTGCAGGTGTGGTTGATGATAGGATATACTTAAAGTTTCCATATGACTCCAAGACTATTGATGTGATAAGATCCATGAGCAAGCAAAGTCAAGGCAGCATGCTGTTTGACCGCGAAAACAAGATTTGGAAAATGGCTTTAACCGAATACAATGTAAATTGGGTCTATGAGTATGCCAAGCAAAATGATTTTACCATTGATCAACGTTTGCAGGATCTAATGCAAAAGATAATCGTGGCTGAAAATCAAGGATATGAAATTCTCTTGACCAAGCAAGATCATAAACTGCAAATTACCAATGCTCATGAAAATCTAATAAAATATCTAGAGAAAAAAATTGGACCTTTTGAATCACATAACACAAATCGCTTGATAGACTATGCTAGCATACTAGGATATCAGGTGAGCCAGGATCTTGTGGACCAAGCAGAAGAGCAATTTGGTGGCAGCACTCTGTTGCTCATGATGAATAGAGAATACGATTTCAACCAAGGCGAAAATATAGAACAGCGTGTGATTGACTATGCAAGTGTGGTGAATAGATATCCTATTGTGGTTTTTAATCCTACTGCAACACAAAATCAAGAACAATGGACCAAGAAATTTAACGAGTCTGAGGTGCAGTTTATAAACAACACAAGCACTGTTGAAATAGATCCTAATGCCAAATTAATATACACTCAAAAAGCACTTAAAAACATGAGCAGTATTCCATTGCTGGTGTCTTATGTGGGCATGATGATAGGCACTGAAAAACAGTTAATGAGTGTAGCAGCAGAAAAGATATTTTTCACTGCCAAGAAATTAAAGTAGTGGTTGCACTTGCGACTACAGGTGTGTTATAGTGTCAACATGTTTGCAAAATTATTAATCAAAGATGAAGTCAACGTAAAGATAGAAGGACTGGAACTTGGTGATAGAAAGGCCCTGGTAGACAAATACAAATATGAAATACCAGGTGCTAGATATTTGCCCGCGGTGCGATTAGGTCGCTGGGATGGCAAGGTCAGTTATTTTCAACTGGGTGGCAGTACCTATATTAATCTGCTGCCTGAAGTTCTAGCGTATCTACACAATCGTGGCTACGATATTGATCTAGAAGACACTAGAACCTATCGCACACAGTTTGACTTTACTCCGGTTAACGAAAACAGCTACAACCATATAGCCTGGCCCAAGGGTCATCCCAAAGCGGGCGAACCCATGGTGCTGCGCGACTATCAGCCTGAGATCATCAATAGGTTTTTTGAAAACCCACAGAGTGTACAAGAGATTGCTACAGGCGCAGGCAAGACTGTGATCACAGCAGCACTCAGCGATGCAGTTAGCCAGTATGGACGCAGCATAGTTATAGTTCCTAACAAGAGCTTGGTCACACAAACTGAAGCGGACTATATCAACATGCAGCTGGATGTGGGTGTGTTCTTTGGCGATAGAAAAGAGTTTGGACGTACACATACCATATGCACTTGGCAGAGCCTGAATGTGCTGCTCAAGAACACCCGGAACCATGAAGCAGATATTACCATACAGGAGTTCTTGGAAGGTGTGGTGTGCGTGATCGTGGATGAAGTACACATGGCCAAAGCCGATGCACTCAAGACTCTGCTCACAGGTGTTATGGCAGAAATTCCCATCCGCTGGGGACTCACAGGAACCATACCCAAAGAAGAATACGAACGCATGGCCTTGAAGTGCAGTATTGGCGAAGTAGTAGGCAATCTCAAGGCAGCGGAACTGCAAGAAGCCGGGCATCTGGCACAGTGTCATGTAAACATTGTGCAGCTGGTTGATCACGTGGAGTACAACAACTATCAAAGTGAACTAAAATATTTGTTAGAAACTGATGGACGCCTGGACTATATAAGTAGATTGGTTGAGACTGTGAGAGAAAGTGGTAACACTCTTATACTGGTAGACCGTGTGGCAGCAGGGCAAGCTCTAGTGTCTAGAATTCAAGATGCTGTGTTTGTGAGTGGCGCAACCAAAGCAAAGGATCGCAAATCAGAATATGATGAAATTGCAACAAGTGATGACAAGGTTATTGTGGCGACTTACGGTGTGGCCGCTGTGGGTATTAATATCCCTAGGATTTTTAATCTGGTTCTTCTGGAGCCCGGAAAGAGCTTTGTCCGCGTTATACAAAGCATTGGACGAGGAATCCGTAAGGCAGAGGACAAGGACTTTGTCCAAATCTGGGATATTACCTCCACCTGTAAGTTTGCCAAAAGACACCTTACCAAGAGAAAGGCTTTCTACAAGGAAGCCAACTACCCGTTTGCGGTAGAGAAAGCAGAGTGGCAATGAAATTTGACATAGAAGATCGTGGCAACGGTATTACTTGGATACGAGTATACGATTACCGGTCCCATGTTAAAGTAGCTGATTGGTGTGAAACCACCGGCTGCGGTAAACGAGTTAATCACACTGCTTTCAGCTTCAAACGAGAACAAGATCTCACCGCATTTTTATTAAGGTGGCAAGGACAAGAATGAGAATACTAACACTAGAAAATACCGCATTTGAAATGAACGAAATTCCGGACGAAGTTGATGATTTACGCTTTTGCGTGTTTGACAACAGCGACCCAAAAGATCCAGACTACTTTTTCATTCCTCTTATATTCCTAGAGAGCTTTAACTCTCCTGCACTGGTGTTGCGCATAGGAGAACATACCATACGTATGCCTGTGGATTGGCAGATACTCATAGGTGAACCAGACCTCGGTGACCTAGAAGTGGTACCGCTTACATCAATTAATGATCGTGGGTTCAGCGTGTTTACATTTAATCCTCGTAGCAGTTTTCGTCCAGAATTTCAACCAGTAGAAATTATAGATATCTATCAAGATGTCAAATGGTACTTTCCTAAACTCAAGCCAGGGCAGATGTTGGCAGTACCACTTAGCATAGGAGAGGATCCTGTGTGCGCATATTTTATCAAAGACGTAAGTAGACAAAGTGAAGTTGTTGATTATGGAAAGGTGTGGTGATGCAAATCAAATACAAAAAAACTGACATTGGTGGCGACATTGTAAAAGACAACGAAGTGTATCAATTGAAAGATAATAAAACTCTAAATAATCTGGTACTCAGCAGTACTCGTCTTTATCGTGGGCAGCAAACACGAGGACATCGCCATGAGGGACAGGAAGAAGTTTACTTCTTTGTTGGAGGATACGGTGAAATGATCGTAGGCGACGAAGACTCGGAACCGTTTGGAGTGGCAGCCGGAGACATAGTGCTTATACCAGACGGTGCATTCCATCGTGTGATCAATACCGGTGATCTGGACATGCTGTTTAACTGTGTGTTTGACGGCAAGAGGAATCACTAATGGGACGCCTTAGACCCGGTGCAGAGTACGTCTACGAAAAGGCAAATGGCATAACCTATGCTAGAGAGGTGGGCGCACATCCTGGCGATAGGTTTGAAATTGGGCGTGATTGGAATTACACTGATGAACCCAAGATACTGGGCATGCCATTGAACCAAGTGGCTGTGTATGTTGACATGGTGCGTGAAGCTGAGCATAATCCTGCTTTACAAGCAGCACTAGAACATGCTAGAATAGTCTATGAACTGTGTCGTGACCACAGCAATAACGAAGTAAAATGGCATCCGGTATGAGCGATAAACTAAACATCAACAATGAAATGGCACAGCTAGATCGTAAGAATCGCCGCTTCTACGATGAACTCACAGATGAAGAACGTAAAAAGTTCAGTACCTTTTTGATGTTACGGTGGGGCAGTAGTGTGCAAGCAGACGGTGATATTCAGGCTTACTATGTGATGAGTTGTAATGAAAATCTTAACAAACACTTTTTCAATATCAGTCGCCATCCAAAATTGCAATGGTTGTGTGCCACAGCAGTGAGCCCGGGTGTTGGTACATTTCGGCATCAGTGGATTGCTCTAAAAAAACGAGAAGGTACAGACAACAAAGCCACCAAGTTTCTAAAAGAAATATATCCATTGGCCAAGGATGACGAAATTGAATTACTCAGACAGCTTAACACTAAAGACGATCTTAAGCAATTGGCAAGAGCACATGGATGGGATGACCGACGAATCAAATCCGACCTTTAAATGTCGATACTGCAACAAAGACTTTCGCAAGGAAAGCACTCTTGCAGTGCATCTGTGTGAAAACAAAAGACGGTGGCAACAGGAAAAAGAAACAGGTGTGCAACTGGGGCTTAGATCGTATTTGCAGTTTTATGAAACAACACAAGGCAGCGCAAAGCTGAAAAGCTATGAAGACTTTGTTAACAGCCCTTATTATAATGCTTTCGTTCGTTACGGCAGACATCTGGTTGCTATCAGGGCTATCAATAGCCATAGTTTTACTGCATGGCTCTTAAAGAATAACAAGAAGCTGGACCAGTGGTGCAAGGACAGCTTCTATGACGAGTGGCTGCAGGACTATATAAAGAAAGAGGCGGTGCAAGATGCACTTGAGCGCGGTCTCAAGGAGATGCAGGAATATGCAGAACATAATAGAGACCTTAGAAATGGTTTTGTTGATTATTTTCGGTATGGTAATTCTAACCGTGTTTGCCATCACATCACTAGTGGTCGTATTAGTGCTTGGGTGGTTTTTAACTGTGACAGCGGCGTATCTTTTCTTGAAGGATTGGATAGCGGCCAGATTGACATGATCATGCCTTATATAGATCCGGACTATTGGCAACGTAAGTTTCACGACTACATGGCAGACACAGAATGGGCCAAACATGTGCTCAAGGAAGCAGGACTATGAAATTTCGCAGTGATATTGACATTGACTTCGCTGACCGTACACAAATATTAGGCTATATTAAGCATACTGTGGCCAGTCAACAACGAGATAACGAGCTAGCTCCTCACAACACAGGTGTGTATGTAACCAACATACCTGTGGATCCTATCAAAGACATAGCCAGTATAGACTATAATGCAGCAGAAGATCGCGGCTACATCAAACTGGATTTTCTAAATGTAAACTTATATCAGCAGGTATGCAACGAAGCTCATCTAGAACAGCTCATGCATACCGAGCCAGATTGGAACAGATTCAACACAGACCAAGAGTTTTTTGAACAATTAATACATGTAAACAATCATTGGGATCTGTTGAAAAAAATGCCCGAGCCTGTGAATACTATTCCTCGCTTGGCCATGTTTCTTGCAATAATACGTCCGGCCAAACGACACCTAGCAGGACAAATTTGGGCCGAGGTATCAAAAACAGTATGGGATAAAACAGAAGATGTGTACTATTTTAAGAAGGCGCATGCAATCAGTTATGCTCATCTAGTTGTTGTGAACATGAATTTATTAACCAATCTTGCGCACCAGAGTAATTGATCTGCGTTTGCTTTTTTTAGAAGCAATTTCTTTTAGGCTAATATAAGGACCAAACTTGATAGTAACATCGCGACTGTTAAGAGTTTTCAAACAGTACTTAAAAGGCATCCATTCGTGTCTTAAAAACACATTAATGGGCATAAGTCTGTTGCTTTCCCACCACCACACATCTCCTAGTTGAAGAAACTGTGTTTTTTCTTCTTCGGTGCGAAGGCAACCAAAGTCGTACACCGAGGTGAGATAATCGTCAACGTTTTGAATGATACCAATATACTCGGAACCACCGTAGCCGATGTAGCTTATAAAAGGATATTTTTCTAACAGAAGTTTATGGTATTCTGTTAGTTCTGGGGCTATTTTTTTAGATGCCATACGGTTTATTTATATTTTGGATATCTTTACATTATAAATGATCAAGTGTATAATGTATCAAGCATGAATATCATACAGACCGAAGTTAATAGTTTATTGCCAGCACAGCGCAAGACTGCAAATAAATGGATCAGTTTTAACGCTCCTTGCTGTGTGCATACAGGCGAAACACAGGATCGGCGCAGGCGCGGCGGCGTGCTGTATGCGTCTGACGGTGGAGTGAGCTATCACTGTTTTAATTGCGGATTCAAAACCAGTTATCGCCCTGGGCGAGCTCTTAGCTACAAGTTCAAGCGTTGGTTGGAATGGATGGGCGCAGATCACAATCTGGTGCAACGCCTGGTTATTGAAGCTCTGCGTATAAAAGAACAATCACCAGAACAGATACAAGCACAAAGCAAGAGCAACACTATTAGTTTTGCTCCTAGGTCTTTGCCCGAGAACAGCGCCACTCTTAGACAGCTAGGCTTGACCATGGCACTAAAAATGCAGTGGAACGAAAACAATCAAATTCTTTGGGACGAAACACTGGTACCATCTGATGTTCTAGCAGTGTTAGACTATGTGGGCACTCGTTACACTGATAGATCAAAAAATTATGATTTCTATTACACAGACGAAACCAGTTACAATCTACATCGCAGAGTGATCATACCCTTCTATTGGCAGAATCAATTGATTGGATACACAGCTCGTGCTGTGTATCCAGATGTCAAGCCCAAGTATCATTCTAATTACGAGCCAAACTATGTGTTTAACATGGATCAACAGACTGCAGAAAAACAGTTTGTGATTGTGGTTGAAGGACCTTTTGATGCCATGGCAGTGGATGGTGTGGCTGTGCTCAGCAGTGAAGTCAGTGAATTGCAGGCCGATATCATAGACAGTCTTGGTCGTGAAGTGATTGTGGTTCCGGACTTTGATGCACATGTTAACGAGAAGACTGGTAAAAAAGTTTGGGCCGGTCGTAGTCTAATTGAAGCAGCATTGGATTATGGATGGAGTGTGAGCTTTCCGGTATGGTACGAAAATTACAAGGATGTGGCAGAGGCAGCCACTGCATTAGGCAGTTTATTTGTGCTCAAGAGTATATTGGATGCACGACAATCTAATCCCTTAAAAATTGAACTGCAAGCAAAACAAATATATAATAAACTATGACCACAGAATACAACACAGAAGTACAACGACTGTTTCTTGAAATGATGTTACACGACGCCGAATGCTATATTCGTGTGCAAAACATTTATAATGACGAAAATTTTGATCGTAGTCTTAGATCTGTGGCACGTTTTATTAAACAACATGTAGACGAACACAAGAGTCTACCTACACTAGATCAGACACGAGCAGTCACTGGCACCGAACTCAATCCTATGCCAGACATGGGAGAAGGACAAACCAGCTGGTTCATGAAAGAGTTTGAACAGTTTACCAAACAAAAAGAACTAGAACGTGCTATTCTCAAAGCCGCAGACCTTCTAGAAAAGGGAGATTTCAATCCTGTGGAAAAATTGATCAAGGATGCTGTGCAGATCAGTATTACCAAGGATTTGGGCACAGATTTCTGGGCTGACCCCGAAGGCATGTTTGCCAAGTATTTTGACGCAGGCGGACAGGTGAGCAAAGGTTGGCCGCAGTTGGACAAACTGCTCTATGGTGGCTTTAGTCGCGGAGAACTAAACATCTTTGCAGGTGGATCGGGCTCGGGTAAATCCTTGGTTATGATGAACATTGCATTGAACTGGG